CCGGGCAGGCCTGGCTTGTGAGCCTGTTGCCGGAAGGAGCGGAAACCGAGTTCCGGGTGCCGCTGGGCAAGGGCGCGGCCCGCAAGCAGAAGGAGCTGCAGATCCGCATGGCGGTGGACAACGCTGCCACGCTGGAGTGGCGGGTATACGCGGCGGCCTGCGCCGAGGTGCTGGGCTTTGGAGCCAAGCGCCTGAACGACTTACATAAAGCGGTGCTGGAAAACTTCCGGCAGCTTTCCGCCTGGGCCATAGAGGACGGCGTGGACGTGGCGCTGGAGCGTTTTTGCCGCTGCGCCCGGGACGCCTACAAGACCGACGTGCAGGTGGAGGACATCCCGGACGCACAGGCGCTGCATCAGCAGCAGCGCCAGACCCGGCAGGCACTGGACGGGCTGGCAGAGCGGGCCTGGATGGTGGAGGCCAGCCGCAAGCGGGTGGGCTGCCTGCCGCTGGCCCCGGCGGAAGTGGAAAAGCGCATCCAGACCGTGCTGCAGGCCCCGGCCATGCCGGAGAGCTGGGAGAGGAGGCGGGCGAGATGACCGAGATCTGGGCAGGAATCTGCAGACTTATCAGGATTCAGGCGTATGATGTGCAGATCTGGTGCTGCAAAAAAGTAATTGAGATCACGGAGGCATGGGAATGACACTGAAGGAGGCAATGGCCTACCGGGGCGAGAACGCCGACACCCTGGCGGAGAAGATCGGCATCCGGGCCGGGGAGATCACCAAGTGGATGCGGCCTGCCGGGCTGCTGCGGGTGCCGTCGGCACGGCTGCAGCAGCTGGCCGTGGCGCTGGACGGCGGGGTGCTGGTGACGGCGGACGGTGTGGAAGTGGAGCTGTACGGGAGCGGAGGCAACGCATGAGCAAGGACAAAGGCAGGATGAGCCGCAAGCGGATCAGCAAAAAGATAGCCGGAAGGTTTGGCGGGCAAGTACCGGAAGTACGAGACATTGTACGCAAGAATCTGGTGGACCCGCTCAAGCGGCGGCAGGAAAAGATTGTGACCGCAAAGCACCGGGCCGGGAAGCAGGAGGGCAAAGTCGTATGATGGTGTACAAATACCGCCTGCACGACCCGGACAGCGGGAAGGTGCTGTACGAGGGCACGGCGGCGGATCTGGCCGCCCAGGGCGTGGTGCGGGCGGAGAAGATCCTGCCGACGCTGTGGCGGGACCAGCAGCGCCAGCACAAGCGCCGCGGCAAGCACCGGTGGGACATCACCCGGGAAAAGGTAGAAGTGGCTTGCAGCCGGAAAGCCTACAAGGTGCGGCTGAAGCCGAAAAAGACGGCGGCCGCGCAGGCAAAGCCGCCGAAACGGCCTGCAAAGCCGAAAGCTGCTGCGCTGCCGGTGCCGAAACCGGTGGCACCCAGAGCGCCCCGGGTGCGGCTGAAGAAGTACCTGACAGACCCGACCCCGCTGCAGCTGGACGTGCGGGAGCTGGAGGGCTACAACGCCAAGGCCCGGGAGCGTGGGAAGAAGGAGCTGAGCTACGGGTACTGGGCAGCGGCGGGGAAACCGACATGGTAAAGCCGGTATGCACGCCGGACTGCCCGGACCGGCACCCGGCCTGCAGCGACCGGTGCGGAAAATACCGGGTCTGGAAGGCGGAAGTGCAGAAGGAGAAAGACCACACGAAACGTCAGAACGACACGGGCAGGATCAACCGGAACGATTTTGACGCGGAGTTCTGGATGGGCAGAAAACACAAATAATGAGCCCCCCGGCGGCGTGGACAGCGCACGGCCGGGGGCTTTGGCGACGGCGGGAGCGTCAGGCCGAACGGGTGCTGCCAGAGGGAAAGCTCTGGCGGCAGGCGTTTGAACTGAACAAGCCATTCCTTTTTATAATAGGCGTCCGATGCGGGCGCTTTGGGGGCTTGTATACCCGTTAATCTTGTGACTGTGTGGGCCACAGAAAAGAAACCAACACGAAAAGTTTACCGGACAGGGAGGGCACCGGGATGCGAAAAAGCTACATCCGGGAAAAAAGGACCCTTTGCGGGGACACATACCAGGCCGTGGGCATTTACACCGTGACGGATCAGGAGCACCGCCAGCGGGGCAAGAAGCGCAAGGAAAGTGACCGGGGGCAGAAGAGCCGGAACAAAGCCGCCAGCCTGCGCCGCCGACAGCGCAAGGTGCTGGCCAATTTTGACCAGAACGGCTTTTACCTGACCGCTACATACGAGGACGCCTACCTGCCCGAGGACGAGGAAGGCTGCTGGCGGGACGTGAAGAACTATGCCCGGCGGGTGCAGCGGGCGGTGCGCAAGCGGTTTGGCGTGCGGGGAACGTGGCTGAAGTTGATGCTGTGGGCCGTGCGCAACGGCGAGGCCGGGCGGCTGCACATGCATGGCTTTGCCCAGTGCCCGGGGCTGAGTGAGGCAGAGCGGCGGGAACTGCGGTATATGCTGGAGGATCTATGGCGGCGGCGTGTCCCCGGCACACGGGAGTTTGAGCCCATGGGCACCATGAACGCAGACCGGATCATCACGAAGAAGATCCTGGGCATTGACGGGCAGGATACGAGCGGCACGGTGGGGTACATCTACGGCCACGGCTTCCGGCGGTGCCTGGAAACCAGCAACCTGACCCTGCCGGAGGAGCAGCCGGCAGCTGACACCAAGTGGAGCCGCCGCCAGCTGCGGGAGGCCTGCAGCGAACACGCGGAGGACCCGGCGTGGTGGGAAAAGCTGTTCCCGGGGTGGGAGTGCGTGAAGATCCAGATCTTTGACCCCGGCGGGCTGCACGAGAATGCCGAGCCCCGGCCGGAGGGCTGGGAAGCCACCGAACCGCAGGCTTATGTGATCCTGCGGCGGCGGGAGTTTGCGAAAGTTCGCACATGACAGACAAGATAATTTTATTTTGCGCGTAAAATAGGCGGTTTGTGCGGGGAATGTGTGAGATATCAGCTAAAAACGGCAAAAAAAGCAGGAAAGGCGGCGGGCAGGTGACCAAAAAGCAGCGGAAAGAGGTGCGCAGAGCGCTGCGGCAGTACGACGGGCGCGGCAAGTGGGCGGCGGTGCTGGACCGGGTGCGGGACTACTATGCCCGGACGGACCCTGCCTGCTGGGAGCTTTTGCGGATGCGCTACCTGGAGGGCATGCGGGAAGAGGACGTGATCCGAGCGCTGTACATCGGGCGGACGACCTACTACAGCAAGGAGCTGGAAGCGCTGAGCACGGTGGGGATCTATGCGGCGGCGGCAGGGCTGCTGGAGGCGGAATGACAGCTGCGGGAACGAAGAGAGATGGCTGAGCGCTGCGGCGCGCGGCCTTTTTGTACTGCAACGGCGACGACCGCAGCCTGCGGCTGAAGCAGGGAGGAGCTGTTGGGGCAGCGGCCAGCAGGATGCAAGGCCCGCCCAAGGGCCGCAGCAGACGCTGGGAGCTGAGGCTGGGGCAGTGTTCTGGTTTTTCAAAGCGCCGCAAGGCCGCTGCGGAAAAAACAGCAAACACAACCCGTGCTCCACTCCCCCAAAAAGTCCGTAGGTTTTTTGTGCGGCGGTTTGCGATAGACTGGAACCATGAGCACAGAGGGAGGGCCTGGGATGGCACAGCGGAAATACTGCAAAAATACCGTGCCGGGCCGACAGGGGCGCGGGAAAAAGTACCCGGCCAAGGTACGGGCCGAGGTGGTGATGGCCATGATCAGCTCCAACTCCATCTGTGCAGTGGCCCGGAAGTACGGCGTGCCGGAGAGCACCATCCGCAGCTGGATGGCCGAGGAGGCCGGAAAGTCGGACGGGGTGTTTGCCGAGGCCAGGGCCCAGGCGGCGCGGGAGATCGCAGCCCGGGCGGCGCTGGGAGCCCGGGCCCAGGTGGGCTACCTGCAGCAGCGGGTGGCCGAGAACCAGCGGGCCAGCGAGATCTGCACAAAGCTGCGGGCAAAACTGGACGAGGATGCCCGAGCCCGGGACTTTGCGATCGGCGGGCTGCTCAAGAGCGAGGCGGAGAACCTGCAGGACGCGGCAGAAACCGGCCTTGTGGTGTACAGTGAGCCGGGCAGCTACGACCGGCAGCTGGAGGACGATGAGCGGAAGGAGCTGGAACAGCAACTGGAGCGGTACGAGGCGCTGGCCATGACCGACAAGGACGCGGCGAACGTGGCCACGGTGCTGCTGAACGCTGCGGCCAATGCGGCGGCGCTGGTGCCGCGGGACGAGGGCGGCAGCCAGAGCGCTGCCCCGGCGGTGCTGATGGAAGCAAAGGACGACGCAGAGCAGCAGGAGGTGGTGCTGGATGGCACGGCAGGAGATTAACGGCCGGCCCATCATCTGGCGGCCGCAGCCGAGGCAGGCGGCCTTTATGCGGCGCAGCGAGGACGAGGCCCTGTACGGCGGGGCGGCCGGCGGCGGCAAGAGCGACGCGCTGGTGATCGAGGCGCTGCGGCAGGTGGATGTGCCCAACTACCGGGCATTGATCCTGCGCAAGACCTTTCCCCAGCTGCGGGAGCTGATCGACAAGACCATGCAGTACTACAAGCCCGCATTCCCCAAGGCCCGGTACAATGCCAGCAACCACTGCTGGACCTTCCCCAGCGGGGCGAAGATCTATTTTGGCAGCATGTTCCGGTCCCAGGACAAATACAACTACCAGGGCCAGCAGTTTGATTTTATCGGGGTGGACGAGCTGACCCACTTCACCTGGGAAGAGTACAGCTACCTGATGAGCCGCAACCGCCCCAGCGGGCCGGGTACACAGGTGTACATCCGGGCCACGGCCAACCCCGGCGGCATCGGCCACGGGTGGGTGAAGGCCCGGTTCATCACGCCGGCACCCCCGGGCACCCGGATGGTGCAGCTGGTGGACGTGAAGAAGCCGGACGGCACCGTGGAAAAGCTGCGGCGCACGCGGGTGTTTATCCCCTCCACCATCTTTGACAACCCGGCACTGCTGAAAAATGACCCGGGGTATCTGAACAACCTGGCGTCCTTACCGGAGGCGGAGAAGCAGGCGCTGCTCTATGGCAGCTGGGACAGCTTCAGCGGCCAGGTGTTCACCGAGTGGCGCAACGACCCGGTCCACTACGAGGACCAGCGGTGGACCCACGTGATCAAGCCGTTCCGCATTCCGGCACACTGGAAAATCTGGCGCGGGTACGACTTTGGCTACTCGCGGCCCTTCTCGGTGGGGTGGTACGCAGCGGACGAAGAGGGCAGGCTGTACCGGATCAAGGAGCTGTACGGCTGCGACGGTACGCCGAACGAAGGCCTGAAGATCAACCCGGTGGAGCAGGCCCGGCGCATAAGGGAAGCGGAAGAGAACGACCCGATGCTGAAAGGCCGGGTGATCCAGGGCGTGGCGGACCCGGCCATCTTCAACGAGAGCCAGGGCGAGAGCATTGCCCAGATGCAGGAAAAGCACCCGTACTACCTGGTATGGCACCCGGGAGACCACACCCGCCTTGCCGGCAAGATGCAGATGCACTACCGGCTGGCCTTTGACGCCGAGGGACGGCCCATGCTGCAGGTGTTTGACACCTGCAAACACTTTATCCGGACCATCCCGAACCTTGTGTACGACGAGAGCAACGTGGAGGACATTGACTCGGACCAGGAGGATCACATCTACGACGAGTGCCGCTATGTGCTGATGGAAAACCCCATCAGCCCGCGGCAGATCCAGAAAGAGACGGTACTGCGGGACGACCCGCTGGATCTGGACAAGCACAAGAGCAGAACGCATGTGATGCGGGTGTAACCCTCTCACCGTTGCAGTCCGATGGCGCGGCGCTGCAACGGAGCTCTCCCAAAGGGCGAGCTTTTCTCAGAGGAATGGGAAGAAAAGGAGTGACAGAGTGGACGGAAAAGAACTTTTGCAGGAGCTGCTGCGGCGATACCCGGACCAGAGGGTGAGCGAAGACCCGGCGGGGGCCGGGATGCTGAGCAGCCTGGGAGCGCAGCAGCCGGAGCCGATGACCGGAGCGGGCCTGCAGACGGCAGGCAGCTCCCTCACGGAAGAGGCGGCAGGCGCGCAGGTGATCGGGCCGGAGGAGATTGCAAAGGCGGGGGAGACCCTGCAGAAATACAAGGCGGGCAAGGCGTCGCTGGACAAGCGCATTGTGGACAACGAGCTGTGGTTCCGCATGGGACACTGGAAGAACTGCGAAAACAAGATGATGGAGGGCAAGCCCAAGCCCTCCAGCGGGTGGCTGTTCAACAGCATTGCCAACAAACACGCCGACGCCATGGACAACTACCCGGAGCCCAACGTTTTGCCCCGGGCGTCGGACGACGAAGAAACGGCCAAGGCACTCTCGAAGATCATCCCGGTGGTTTTGGAGCAGTGCGACTATGAGCAGGTGTACAGCGACACCTGGTGGCGCAAGCTCAAGACCGGCACCGGCGTGAAGGGTGTGTTCTGGGACCCGACGCTGCGAGGGGGCCTTGGCGACATCAGCGTGAAGAGCGTGAACCTGCTGATGCTGTACTGGGCCCCTGGCGTGAGCGACATTCAGGAGAGCCCGAACCTGTTCAGCCTGAGCCTGGAGGACAACGAGCAGCTGGTGGCAAAATACCCCCAGCTGGAAGGCCACACCGGAAAGAGCCTGGACGTGGCCGAGTACATCCACGACGATCAGCTGGACACCACCGGCAAGAGTGTGGTGGTGGACTGGTACTACAAAAAGGCCCGGCCGCAGGGCGCGCCGGTGCTGCACTACTGCAAGTACTGCAACGGCGTGGTGCTGTACGCCAGCGAGAACGACCCGGCCCTGGCCGAGCGGGGCTTTTACGACCACGGGAAATACCCCTTTGTGCTTGACCCGTTGTTCATGGAAGAGGACAGCCCGGCGGGCTTTGGGTACATCGACGTGATGAAGGACACCCAGACCGCCATTGACGAGATGAACCACGCCATGGACGAGAACGTGAAACTGGCAAGCAAACTGCGCTTTGTGGTGAGCGACTCGGCCGGGGTGAGCGAGGAAGAACTGGCGGACTTCAGCCGGGACATCGTGCATGTGGTGGGGCGGCTGAACAGCGACACCTTTATGCCGCTGCAGACCAGCGTGCTGAGCGGCAACTGCATCACCTACCGGGACGACCGGGTGAACGAGCTGAAGGAGGTCAGCGGCAACCGGGACGTGAGCCAGGGCGGCACTACCAGCGGCCTGACCGCGGCCAGCGCCATTGCGGCCCTGCAGGAAGCGGGCAGCAAGCTGAGCCGGGACATGCTGAAAAGCGCGTACCGCTCCTTTGCGAAGGAGTGTTACCTGATCATTGAGCTGATGCGCCAGTTCTACGACGAGCAGCGGGTGTTCCGCGTTACCGGAGAGACGGGGCAGACCGAGTACACCCCCTTCAGCGCGGCGCAGCTGCGGGCCGTGCCGGGCGGCGAGATCGGAGGGGTGCAGCTGGGCGACCATGAGCCGGTGTTTGACATCACGGTGAGCGCGGCCAAGAAGAGCACCTTCAGCCGTCTTTCTCAGAACGAGACGGCGAAAGAGTGCTACCAGATGGGCTTCTTTGCGCCTGCCAACGCCGACGCGGCCCTGGCGGCGCTGGACATGATGGATTTTGAGGGCATTGAGAAGGTGCGCCAGCGGGTGAGCGAGAACGGCACGCTGTACCAGCAGCTCCAGCAGATGGCGCAGCAGATGCAGAAAATGGCGGCCATCATTGACCAGCAGAACGGCACCAACGTGAGCGAGGCGGCAGGAGCGGCTGCGCAGGCGGCGGGCAGCACGGGTGGCGGCAGCGGCAGCAGCAATGTGACCCGCAGCACCACCAACAGCCTGGGCGCTGCGGTGGGCGAAGGGAACAACAGTCTCTCGACACAGGCGGCCAAGCGGGCCATGAATGCGAACAACCCGAACAAGGAGTAAAGGAGAAAACGGCATGATCAGAGCGACAGTTGCAAGAACGGTGTGGGCCAGCGGCGTGACCGGCTACGAGGTAAAGGCCGAGGGCCACGCCGGCGCAGGCGAGTACGGGCAGGACATTGTGTGTGCGGCGGTAAGTGTGCTGCTGCAGACGCTGGCCAACGAGGTGGTGGAAGCTGCCCGGGCGGGCTTACTGGCTGTGGGCGTTGTGGCCCACGGCGACGGCTGGATGAAGGTGGAGGCCACCCCCACCGCCCAGACGCAGGACATGGTGGACGCCTGGGTGGAGCTGGTGCAGGACGGCATTGACGCCCTGGCCGAGAGCTACCCGGAGAACGTGGAACTGGAGGTGCACTATGTGTATGCCGATACCAAGGAACTGGAACCTGACAAGCTGGCGGACATGGTGAGCGGCAAGATGAACCTGCAGTATTTCGCAGAAGGCGGAGACGGCAGCGCAGGGGCTGCAGAGGGCGGTGCGGCGGAAGCGGCCGCCCCGGCGGTGCAGGAGCCTGCCCTGCGGCCGGCACAGGAGCGGCTGGCACGGCGCAGCGGGGCGCTGAAGGGGAAGGCGGCAGGCGGGGAGAAACTTCCCCAGCCGCCTGCGGGCGGCAGCCCCCTCAAGGAGGGGGCCTCTGGCAGTGAGAGTGACCCGGCGGAAGCGGAGAAGCACCAGGAACCTGCCAAGGAGCCCAAGGCCGAAAAGACCCCGGAGGAGCGCCGGAGAGCCTTTGGCGAGATGGTGCAGGGCGAATACAGCGACGTGTTCCAGGAGATGATGCAGCGGGCCATTGATAAGGCCACGGAGAACATCCGGCAGAATCCGCAGGTGGCGCGGCTGACCCAGGCACTGGCCAATGCCTACGGCGTGGACACCGAGGACATGGACGGCCTGATCGAGGCGGTGGAGAACGGCCGCGTGAAGGACGAGAAATATTACGAGGACCTGGCCCAGCAGCGGGGTGTGAGCGTGAAAACGGCCCGGGAGCTGGACAAGATGGAGAGCGACCTGAAGCGCAGCAACACCCGCAACGCCCAGCTGCAGGCCATGCAGCAGGAAGCAGCCCGCCAGCAGCGGGTGAGCCAGATCCAGGCACAGTGGGAGGCCCAGGCCGCCCAGCTGAAGACCCAGTACCCGGATTTTGAGCTGCAGGAGGTGCTGGCCAACGAGCAGGTGGCCGACCTGATGCGCCGGGGCGTGAGCCTGCCGGACGCTTACCGGGCCGCCTACTTTGACCACATCATGCAGCAGGCCACGGCCCAGACCGCCCAGAAGGTGGAGCAGGGCGTGGCGGCACGCATTCAGCAGCGGGCCAGCAGACCCGGCGAGAACGGCACCCGGCCAGGCGGCGCGGTGACCACCCATGTGGACGTGGCCAGCATGAGCCGCCGCCAGCTGGAAGACCTGGAACGCAGGGCACGCCGGGGCGAGAAGATCACGCTGTAACGACTTCCCACACGAGGGTGTGAGAACATAAACCTTTGAAGGAGGACCAAACCATGAAATGGAAGAAGTTGAACCTGCAGCTGTTTGCGGATGCGCACGAGCAGCTGCAGAACACCACCGGCAGCTCCGGCATGAGCGCCGAGATGAAGACCTTTTACGAGCGCCGCCTCATCGACCAGGCGCTGCCGGCGCTAGTGCATGACCAGTTCGGCGACAGCTACCCGATCCCGGCCAACAACGGCAAGACCATCGAGTTCCGCAAGTATGACGCGCTGCCCAAGGCCACCACGCCCCTGACCGAGGGCGTGACCCCGGAAGGCCAGGCCCTGACCGTGACCACGGTGACCGCTGAGGTGCACCAGTACGGCGGCTGGGTGCCCCTGACCGACATGGTGCAGATGACCACCATCGACAACAACGTGGTGCAGGCCACCAGCGTGCTGGCCAGCCAGTCCGGCCGCACCATGGACACCATCGTCCGGGACATCCTGTGCGGCGGCACCAACGTAATCTACGCCCCCAAGGTGAGCGACGGCGTTGAGACCCCCGTGACCAGCCGTGCGGGCCTGGACGCCACGGCCCAGCTGACGGTGGACCTGATTGAGCAGGCGGTGGCCCAGCTGAAGGTGCAGAATGCAGACCCGGTGGGCTCTGCCGGCGGCAGCTATGTGTGCATCATCCACCCGTACACGGCCTACGACCTGAAGAAGGACCCGGCCTGGGTGGAGGCCCACAAGTACGCCAGCCCCGAGGAGATCTTTGAGGGCGAAATCGGCAAGATCGGCAACGTGCGCTTTGTGGAGACCAGCGAGGCAAAGATCTGGACGGGCACCGGCTGCCCCTCGGGCCTTGCGGTGTTTGGCACCCTGGTGCTGGGTGCCCACGCCTACGCCACCACCGAGCTGGAGGGCGGCGGCCTGCAGCACATCGTGAAGCAACTGGGCTACGGCGATGACCCCCTGAACCAGCGCGCCTCTGTGGGCTGGAAGGCCGTGAAGACCGCCGAGCGCCTGAGCGAGCAGTACATGGTGCGCATTGAGAGCTGCAGCGCACGCTACAGCGCCAAGGCGAAGGCAAACTGAGGAACGGAGGATGAACACAAAATGGCAGTGAAGAAAGAAACCGCCCAGCAGGCTGCAGAAGCAGCCACCCAGGACACCAAGGACGTGCAGGCGGAGAAGCGTGACACCGAGGTGATCCACCTGTTCAAGGACAACGGCCGCTACTCCAGCGCCCGTTTTGTGAGCGTGAACGGCGAGGCGTACCTGATCCAGCGCGGCGTGGACGTGGAGGTGCCTGCGGCGGTGGCCGAGGTGCTGCGCCACAGCGAAGAGATGGACAACGCGGCCAACGCGAAGATCGAGGCGGCCCAGGCGGCGGCGCAGAACGTGCCGGCACTGCAGAAGCTGTAAGAACAACGTGAAGAGAACACCCGGTACGGCAGGCACTTGCTGTGCCGGGTGTTTTTGCTAAGGAGGCGGAACGATGACAGCCGGAAAGGCGATAGAACTTTGCGACCAGATGCGGCCGAACAACGACTTTGGGGACGAGATGAAGCAGATGTGGATGCGCCAGTGCGACGCGCGGCTGCGGCAGACGGTGGTGAACCGCTCGGCCTGCGGCGATTTTGACGCTGTGGGCGCCGACATGGCCGGGGACGGGCTGGAGTATGACACCCAGCTGCTGGCACCGGATGCCTTCAGCGCACTGTACCAGCACTGGCTGTGCGCCCAGATGGACCTGGCCCTGGGCGAGACGGCCCGGGCGGCGAACGAGCTGCAGATGTACAGTGACTACTGCCAGGAGTTTGCAGCCTGGATGCGGCAGAAATACCCCCCGGCGGGCGGGGTGCAGTGGAGGTATTGAGAGATGATCGACGGGACGAACCTGAACCAGCTGACCGGTAGCCGGCAGCTGTTGCGGGCCTTTGGGGGCATCAACGAGACCTACAGCTGCAGCGAGGCGGAGCTCTCGGCGGCGCTGAATTTCTCCGGCCGGGGATTTCCGGCGCTGCAGACCCGGGCCCTGCGCAAGAAGGTGCGGGATGTGGAAAAAGTAAACGGCATGTACCACCTGAACGGGCTGCTGATCTGCCGGGGAATGGGGCTGGAATACGCACCGGACGGGCAGGCGGGCCGCACGGCGGCGGTGACGCTGGAGAATGTGCTGACCGATGACCGCAAGGAACTGGCCGGCATGGGCAGCAAGGTGCTGATCTGGCCGGATAAGCTGGCCTTTGACACTGAGACCGGCCAACTGGAGCCGCTGGGGGCGAAGTGGGAGCTGGGCGACCGGAAGATGACCGTGTGCCCCTGCGACACGGAGGGCAAGGTATACGAGGTGACCGGTGCGGGCGACACGGAGCCGGAGAGCCCGGAGGACGGGCAGCTGTTTTTGAAGGGCGACCTGAAGAACCTGTACGACTATGAGAGCGTGCTGGAAAAGTGGAGCGCCAAGAGCGGCAAGTGGGTGCAGGTGCTGGTGAACACGGTGCGCATGACCTGCCCGGGGATCGGGAGCCTGCTGAAGGAGGGCGACACAGTGACCCTGACCGGCATGCCGCAGGCGGTGTGCGACGCGCTGGCGGCAGACCTGAACGGGGAGATCGTGGTGCAGGCGCTGGAGGGGGACGACCTTGTGGCCAGCCTGACCCCGGCCCAGGACAGCAGCCGGTACTATGGCAGCTGGACGGTGACGGCCACGGGCACCAGCTGGCGCAGCCTGGACGGGGCGCGCACCGAGAACGAGGGCCTGGCCGTGAGCATCACGCTGGAGCGGCGGGTGCCGGATCTGGACTTTGTGACGGAGCAGGGCAACCGGGTATGGGGCTGCAGCAAGAAGGAGAACACCATTTACGCCTGCCGCCTGGGCGACCCCACCAACTGGTACAGCTACCGGGGCATTGCAGCGGACAGCTACGCCGTGAGCGTGGGCAGCGACGGCACTTTTACCGGCGCGGCCAGCTGCATGGGGTATGTGCTGTTCTTCAAAGAGAACTGCATCCACAAGCTGTACGGCTCCAAACCCAGCGACTACCAGCTTTCCAGCGTGCGGTGCCGGGGCGTGGCAGCCAACGCCGCCCACAGCCTGTGCGTGCTGAACGAGACGCTGTATTACCTTTCGCCCGGCGGGGTGATGGCATGGGACGGCAGCCTGCCCAGCAAGGTGTCCGGCGCGCTGGACACCGGGAAGCTGACGGGGGCCGCGTGGTGCGCGGCCGGAAGCCTGGACGCGCGGTATTACCTGTACCTGCGCCGCCAGGGGGACAGCGCCGGGCGGCTGCTGGTGTACGACACGGAGCGGGGCCTGTGGCACGAGGAGAGCGCCGTGGGTTACGAGATGGCCAGCACCGGCCGGCAGCTGTACCTGTGGGACGGCCGGGCCCTGTGGGCGGCAGACCCCGACCGGGAAACAGAAGGGGAAGCCGAGGCGGCGCTGCAGTTTGAAGCGGTGAGCGGAGACATTGGACTGACCGAGACGGATGACAAATACATCAGCCGGATCACCCTGCGGCTGGACGCCCAGACCCACAGTGTGGTGACGCTGGCGGCGAGCTACGACGGCGGACCCTGGGAGACCCTGCGCACGGCGGCCGCCACGGGAGACCATGCCCGGCTGAACCTGCCCTTTGAGCCGCGCCGGCACGACACCATGCGGCTGAAGCTGAGCGGCACGGGGCAGATCGCTTTGCGGAGCATGGCCTTTACGCTGGCAGGCACCACCGGCGGCCGGGTGACCGGGGCCGGGCCGAGAAAGTGAGGGATAAACATGGCGAGTTTAGTGGGGCTGAACGGCATCAGCCTGCCCAGCTTTGGCAGCAGCATGGACCCGGAGGACGCCCGGGCGCTGCGCAACTACCTGTACCAGCTGCAGGAACAGCTGGGCTACGTGCTGACCAACCTGGACAGCGAGAACATGAGCGAGAATTTTTTGAGCAGTAAGGGGGAGACGGAATGAGCAGACTGAGCAATGCCCGGACGGAACTGGAGAACTACGAAAAGACCCGCCCGGCGGACTATGTGAGCCAGTACCAGCCGAAGATCAAGGACGTGATGGGCCAGCTGGACGGCATGAAAGAGTTTGACTACGACCCGGACGCCGACACGGCCTACCAGCAGTACAAGAGCCAGTACACCCGCTCGGCCAAGCTGGCGAACCAGAACGCACAGGCCAATGCCGCCGCCCAGACCGGCGGTTATGGCAGCAGCTACGGCACCCAGGCGGGCCAGAACGCCTACACGGCCACCATGAACAACCTGGACAACGTGCTGAACAGCCTGCAGGACCAGAGCCGCAGCGAGTACACGGCCAAGCGCACCGGGCTGGAGAGCCAGCTGAGCGGACTGCAGAACGCCGAACAGCAGGACTACCAGAACTACCAGAAGGACATGGCCAACTGGATGGACGGGCTGCAGTACCGCCAGAACGAGTACGACAAGGCCAGCAGCGAGAGCAGCCAGCGCACCAGCCGGTGGCTGAACGGCATTCTGAGCGCGGTGCAGCTGGCGGCGCAGATCTTACCGTTCTTTTTTGTGTAAGGAGGGGACACCATGGGAACCATTGCGAGACTGAACACGGCAAAGAAGAAGCTGGCCCAGGCCGAACAGGCTATGCCGAGGGCCTACCAGAACAACTACACGGACAGCATCAACCAGAAGCTGGTGCAGCTGGCGGATGCCAGCCTGACCGGCAGCACCGGCGTGGACACGGACGCCCTGAACGCTGCCTACCAGCAGTACCGGGCCAACAGCGTGGCCAACGCCCAGAACGGCGCGGCAGCCGCTGCCGGCACGGCCAATACCCTGGCGGGCGGGTACGGTGCGGACTGGGCCAAGACGGCGGCGAACCAGGCGGCAGGGGAGCAGATCGCAGGCGTGGACAACAGCCTGAGCAGCCTGCGGGCGGACGCTTTGCAGAACTGGAAGCAGAAGATGAGTGACACCACCAGCGTGCTGGACGACCTGCTGGGCCAGCAGAGCCTGGAACGCAGCGAGTATGACGGCAGCGTGAGCAATGCCCAGAACTGGCGGGACTACCTGAGCGGCCGGGTGGACACGGCACGGCAGGAGAACAGCGACTTCTGGAACAATGTGTGGAACGTTGTGAAGGGCGTGGGCAACGCGGTGAAGACCGGGTACGATGCCTACCAGGGCTATTACCAGTGGGACAAGGAGTTTGAACTACAGAAGCAGCAGTATGCGGACAGCCTGCAGCGCACCCAGCTGAGCGACCAGATCAGCGCCATGGAACAGGCGCAGGCCTTTAAGCAGGCGGGCTTTGATGACCTGGCAGCCCAGACCCTGACCAAGTACGGACTGGACAGCACGATGCTGGACGCCTGGGAGGGCATGAGCGATACCCAGAAGGACAAGATGGCGGCCCTGCTGCAGGGCGCAAGCCTGGCGGGCAGCGGCAACGACACGGCAGCAAAGAATTACCTGCAGATGGCAGGACTGAGCGGGGACAGCACGGACAGCTACGGCACCATTGCCGGGCGGCTGAACAGCTCGAACCTTGCATACCAGCAGGCGCTGCTGGGACTGCAGCAGCGGTACAAGACCACGGGCACCGGAAGCACGAGAAGCGGTGGGAGCAGCTCGGGAAGCAAGAGCGGCGGCTACACGACCAGCCAGCTGCAGCAGATGGCAAACAAATTTTCCAGCATGAAGGGCACCGAGCCCCTGTACGACTTTTACAAGCGGACCCTGACCAATGCGGGATGGATCAAGGCAGACACCGGCACCAAGGCCAGTACCCAGAGCGCGGCGGGAGGAACCGGAGCGGGAAAGGCGGGAACCACGACCAGCAAGCTGCCGGCAGCGACCACCAAAACGCCGTGGAGCACCAGCGGCACGGTGGACGGCGTGGCGGGGGCGTCGGTGAGCATGGCCAGCCCGAAAGGCGGCAATTACAATACGGCGCTGCGAGAAGCACAGCAGATGGCAAACAATGGCTATGACATGGCCCAGATCACCGAGTATCTGATCCGGAAGAATTACAGTGACAGCACCATCAGCCAGGTATCACAGACCATGGGATGGTAAAGGAGGAACAACATGAGCCTGAGTGTAGAACAGGTGCGCCAGATGCGGGAGCAGATCAAAGCGAATGACGCCGCCAAAACCGCAGCCCAGAAGAAAACGACGACCCAGACGACCAAGACCACCCCGGCGGCTGCGGCGAGTACGAAAAGCACCGGCACGGGCCTGAGCGTGGCCCAGGTGGCGCAGATCCGCAGACAGATGACGGCTGCCCCCGCCAGTACCAGCCGCCTGCAGACGACGGGCAGCAGCACCCCGGCCTGGACCGGCGGCACCCGGCAGGTGCTTGGCACGGTGAGCGCGGACACGCTGGGCAAGCAGGTGCTGGCGGATATGGCCAGCAACACGGGCAGCCCGGTGGCCACGGACCGGCAGGAGGACTACGAACCGGGCTGGAACTATGTTGGCAGCGACAACGCCCCGAAACAGCGGGCCATTGCGCAGGGAACCTACGGCAGCTACGCCAAGGCGGCGCAGAAGGTGGGAAACGCCCTTGCCAAGGACCGGCAGACCGACCGCTTTGACGAGCTGAACCAGTGGATGGATGCCGACCCCCGGCACCGGGAGGTGGTGGACCTGCTGCGGCAGAAGGAGTACACCACTCAGGAGGACAAGGGCGTTGCCCCGGAGCAGGCCGTGCAGGTAACCGGTACAAAGCAGCGGTACAGCCCCGGAGACCTTTTGAAGATGGGGTACACGGCCCAGGAGATCAACGAGGCCCGGGCATACATCCGGGAATATGATGCCTTGCCGGTGACTGACCGGGCGGTGCGCCGCACGGCGGACACCACGAAGGGCATTGCAGCCACGGTGGCGTCGGCGGTGCCCATGGCGGGCGAGATGACCACCCAGGGCGTGAAGGACATCCGGGCTACCCAGAAAAACGAGGCGGCGCTGGACAAGGAACTGGAAGGCGATGCCCGTGGCAAGGAACTGAAAGACCGGATCACGGCGGTGGACATGGACTATAACCCCCAGTACACCGACGAGGATCTGCGCGACATGGGCTACAGCCAGAGCGAGATCGACGAAATGCGCAGCCGCATTGCCGGGACGGTGCAGAAAACGGCGCTGGATAAAGACACGAGCCTTGGCTACCAGCTGTACCACTACGGCCAGCAGCGCACGGAAGCGGCCCAGGCGGGCATGAGCCCGGCGGCCAAAACAGCCATGGGCGTTGCCACCAGCGCAGCGGAAAACCTGGCTGTTGCGGGCGTGAGCCCCTACCTGGTGCTGCCGGTGCTGAGCGCCCAGGGCGCGGCCGAGAGCATGGGCCAGGACGTGGAGAAGGGCACCAGCGCCGGCCAGGCTGTGGGCGTGGGCCTTGCAAAGTTTGGCGCAGGCTGGGCCATCAACAGCGTGGGCGTGGCGGACATGGCCCGCAGCATGGGCGTGGACTATGCCCGGGACACGGTGGCCGGAAAGCTGGCCGATCTTGTGCGCAGCTCGAAGCTGGTGAGCGGGCTGGGCAACAGCCAGTTGGCCGCCAACACGATCTCCGGCGGCGTGGACAATGCGGTACAGGCCTTTGTGGAGACCTATGCGGACAAGATCATTGATGCCACGCTGGGCGGCGACCAGCAGGCCGCCGACGAGCTGCTGCAGAGCGACACCTTTTTGCAGGCGCTGCAGAGCGGCCTGACGGGTGGTGCCTCCGGTGCCCTGGGCGGTGCCGTGGGCACGGGGCTGGGCTCCATGAGCCGGACGCTGGATGCCCGGGCCGGGATGGAAACGGCTGCCCCGGTGCAGGTGGACACCGAGAGCCGGGCGGCGGATGCTGCAGCGGCGCAGCGGGCACTGGAAGCGCGGGCCATGGAGCCGGGAGAAGCTGCACGGCAGCAGGCAGACCAGGCCGCCGCCATGCAGCAGACGGGCAACACTGACGCTGCGGAAACGACTGCCCGGAAGGATGCGGCCCCGGCGGTGCGCAGCGAGAACCCGGCGGCGCAGCAGCTGGCGGCCGCCATGGAGGCGGATGCCCTGACGGGCAAGACCATCAATCTGTTTACCCCGAACGCGGCCAACGAGGCGAACCGTGCGGCCTTTGCGGAGGAGTACGGCATGGAGCTGCCCGCCACGGCCAGCGAGACCCGGAAAGCCCTGCGCACGCTTGCCCAGCAGACACAGCAGCAGGCAGCGGAAGTTCCCGACACAAATGTCGGGAACAATGCGGCGCGGGCAGAGAACCCTGCCGCTGATCCGGGCCAGGGTGCCGTGGAAAAGGCCGGGGAAACCGTGGAAAGCGGGCAGGGCTACAGCGTGAGTATGAGCAACGACACCATGACGGTGCGCTTTGCGGACGGCACGGAAGCAGTGCGGACGGTAGACCCGGAAAACCCCAGGACCATGTTGTTTGACCCGGAACAGCTGCACCGGCAGGCACAGGCGGAAAGCCGGGCTGAAGTACAGCAGGAAGCACAGGAGACGACACAGCAGAGCCGGGAAGCACCGGACGGCCTGCGGCGGACGGTGGGGCTGCGCCAGCAGACCCTGACTGAGAAGCAGCGGGCCGTGCAGCGGACCCTGACGGACTGGAAGGTGAGCGAGGGCGCGGCGGAGACCATCAGCCGGATGGTGCCGGACAGCGTTGCCGACCTGGAACACTACACGGCGGCGGCCAGCAGCATGTACCGCATGGGCCAGATGGACGGGGTGAAAACCTTTGACAAGGCGCTGGAGCTGGCGGGCGGCATGAACAACCTTGCCCCGAACACGAACTATGTACTGCAGCAGCCCGGCGGAGAGCAGGCACTGCGGGCGGCCTTTTTGCAGGGGCAGGGCGAAGTGGAAGCCGGCGCGGTGGAGCGCGGGGCCCTGGGCGGTGCCCTGACCGACCAGAGCACGAAAGGCGAGGGCCGGGTGATCTGGAAGGGCAGCGACCGCGCGGCGGACGATGTGGCAGCCCAGGTGATCCGGCTGAACGCGGCGGGAACCGGCACGGACGCCATTTTGAAGAGCGTGCTGCTGGGCCCGGACGGAAGCCCCAGCGAGCGGGTGAAAGCCTATGTGGACACCGAGACGGGCCGCATCTTTTTTGGCGACCGGAACGGAGACGTGTTTGGCACGGTGCTGCACGAGGACTACCACTGGTACAACGCTCTGGACGCTGAGGGTGCCAAGGCGGTGCAGAACACGGCGCTGGAGTACCTGGCGAAGAGCGAGGGCTTTGAGAACGTGGACGAGCTGATCCGGGACAAGGTGAAGGACTATGCCGCCCAGGGCCTGACCTACGAGCAGGCTGCAGAGGAACTGGTGGCAGACAGCTGGCGCGGCATTTTTGACAGTGCCGAGAGCGTGACCCGGTGGGCGGAGTTCCAGCGGGCGCAGGCGGAGAAGAACGCCGGCAAGGCAGGCACCATCCACAAGGTGATGACCGCCGTGAAGGAGATGCTGAACGGCATCATCAGCCGGGCAAAGGAAGCGCTGACCCTTGACCCGGAGAACCGGGCGGCCCTGAAAGCCCAGCGTCTGGCCGAGGCGGAAAAGCGGGCCCTGCAGGACGCCTATTTTGCCCATGCGGAAAAGGCCATGGACAACCTGCGGGCGGCAAAAGAAAACGCCGCAGCCCTCAAGAGTGAGGGTGCGGCGCAGGGGGTGCGGTTCCAGCTGCACGAGGGAAAAGATTCTCTGGTAGAGCAGATGAACGGCCATCTGGACGAATTGGAAGAAATGAAACCGGTGGCGACAATCGAAGGAACAGAGGTGTCTTTCGGAAAAACGCGAAACGAAAACATTTCCAATGTTGAAGAATTCTTTGATTCTATAGGAAACAAAGTGATTCGTGAAAACTTCGGAACGGTGGAGTTGACAAAGAGCGGTGCACGTGCAACGGTGCAGCATGGGAACAGCAAAGCAAAACAGGTTGCGGTTGCTGCAGTCCCCGAAGTAATTCAAAAAGGAAAGCAAATCGGGTATGAGCAAAACTGGCAGGGACGAGGGTATGATACTTATGTCTTTGCAGCGCCCGTCGAAATTGACGGAACAAAGCTGTATGAAGGCGTGATTGTAAGAGAATACACCCGGCAGAATGGCATGAAGAATTTCTATGTTCATGAGGTATGCTGGACAGATGGAAGCTATGTGACGTTTGACACTGAGGGAAATATGACAAAAAAAGAAGATACTCCCACACAGCTCCCGAAAGCTGTGCGGAGCACCCTTGCGGATGCTCAGGAAGTATCTTCTGACACTACTATAGCACAAACCTCTGCCAAAAGCAAGGAAAACAATGCAGCTGTGCAGAAAAATGTGCGCTATCAGCTGGCGGAGCAGGATGAGCTGGCAAAGCTGCGCACCGAACAGCAGCAGCTGACCAAGCAGCGCAGTGCCCTGAAGGAAGAACGCAGTGCATGGCTGAACAGTGCCGAAGTGCAGCGGATCGAGGCAAAGAAAAAGGCGCTGGGCGTTTTTTCCGCAGAGGGCAAGGCCTACCGGGACAGCGCAGAATACCAGGACTACCTTGCAAAGCGCAAGGAGTACAACAGCCGCCTGGCCGCGCTGGAAGAGCGGGACAGCGCCCTGACGGAGCAGATGAAAGCAGCCAATGAGCGTCTGCAGCAGCGGAAGGACGCCCAGGCCAAGGACGCACAGCGTGCCTACGATGCCAAGGCCAAAGAGTACGGCGGCAACGCAGAGTACCGGCGGGTGCTGGCAAAGGAACAGTTCGGCGTGACGGAAGAGTTCCGGCGGGCAGGGTACATTCTGCCGGACGGCCAGATGCTGGACTTTGCCCAGAATGACCGCAGCCGGGACACCGACCACCGGGAAATTCTGGAGGTGTTCGGCCCGGCGGAAGTGAAGAACGGCACGGAAGCGCTGAATGAGTTTTTGCTGGACGGCAATGTGCGTGTGATGGCCGAGGCACCGGGCGTGGACATTTCGGCGGACACGGCCCCCACGGCGCAGCAGCTGGAACAGATCCGGAAAATGGCCGAGCAGCTGGGCGGCGAGCGCAGGCAGTTCACGCTGGACATCTCCACAGCAGACGGCAGGGTTGCCGCCAGCAAGGAATACAGCGGGCGTGTGGATGCGGACAAGGTGGTGCGGGAGATCCGGGAGTATTACAAGACCGGAGAGCTGGCGCAGGAAAGCAGCCTTGCAAAGTTCCGTTTCCAGCTGGCGGAGCAGGCCAGCCGGGAGGCAAAGAAGAACGACCAGCGGCAGGCGAGCCGGGATATTGCGAACACGGCGGCGGCCATGGACACCCTGAGCCAGTTCTTTGGGGTGACGCGGGGCGTGAAGGTGAGCCAGGACAGCCTGGACGGGCTGGCGGCGCGGTGGACGAAAGCCAACGCCAGCCGGGCCGACCGGGCAAAGCTGGCCAACGAGACCCGGGTGCTGGTGGACTACCTGAAAGCGGACGGCGCGGACATGACAAAGGCCCAGGCGCTGGCCGAGACGCTGGCGGGCGAGGTGCTGGACGGGGCGACCTACCGCAACAGTGAGCTGTGGGACGAATACCCGGAGCTGCACCGGCTGGAGTACACCGTGAACAAGACCGGCAAGGCCAAGGCGGAGCTGGTGAAGCGGTACGGCAACTGGAGCGCGGCGGTGGCCGAGGCCCGCAGCCACGGTGTGGCCCTGCGGCAGGCCGACGGCGTGCGGGACGGCAACCCGGCGGAGCAGTACGAGAGCATTGTGAACGACACCCGGGCCGTGGGCGGCATCCAGGACGGTGCCCGGGCGCTGTGGAAAGCGGCGGCCCAGCAGGCCGGTGTGGAGGGAGTCATGAGCATGGAGAGCACCGAGTGGCTGGACGTGCTGATGAATCTGCATGACAGCATCAAGCCGGAGATGCGCAGCCGCTTTGCGGACGAGGCCGAGTACGAGGACGCCCGGGTGGAGCTGGCCGGGCGGATGATCGAGGACATTATGAACGTGCCCGAGATGACCGACGCCCAGGCTATTTTTGAGGGCATGCAGAAGCAGGCGCTGCAGATGGCCAAGGCGGCGGCCGGAGACGAGGCAAGGGCCGCCGAGGTGGAGAAGGGCATGCAGGGTGTCCAGAAAGTGCAGCGGCAGGAGTTTGCCCGCCGACTGGCCGCCAACCAGCGCACCGAGACCCGGAGCGCTGTGAAGATCGACGGAAAGACCTTTACCAACCTGGGCGACGTGAACGAGTACATCACCTACCAGCGGGAGGAGTTCCGCCGGAAGCTGAAGCAGCAGGAGCAGCGGCTGAAAGCCCAGCGGCAGGAAGACATGGACGCGGCAAAGCTGTGGTACAAGGAACGCATGGGCGAGCTGCGGGAAGAAAACGACTACCTGGCCGACCAGGTGAAGCAGGAACAGCGCCGGGCCGACCGGGCGGAGCGCTCGCTGATGATCCAGGACAACGAGATCATGGAGTGGGAGGCCGAAAACGAGCGCCGGCGGGAAGCCTGGCAGCAGAAACAGGCCCAGCGGAACGCCATTGCGCTGGAAGTGGCCCGCCAGCAGCGGGACGAGGACATTGCTGTTGCGAAGAAAGTAGCCGAGAACCGGGTGCAGCGGGCCCGGGACGCCCGGAAGGCGGACGAGCTGAAACGGAGCATCCGGGCGAACGCGGCCCAGCTGAACCAGATGGTGCTGCGGCCCCAGAAGGGCAAGTATGTGCAGAAGGGGCTGATCGTGGAGGCGGCCGAGGTGGCCAAGCTGGCGAACCTGGTGACCCTGAACAGCAAGGCTGTGAACCAGCTGACGAGGCTGCAGGACAGCATTACGGCCAGCATGGGCAGCGAGGGAGCCCCCAACGCCATGACCGAGGACTGGAAGCAGAGCAAGGTGCCGGAACTGATCCAGACGCTGCGGGAGGACCTGACAGCTGCGAAGAACGCCCGGCTGGACAAGCTGCACGAGCAGCTGGCCCAGGCGGAAGCTCTGCCGGACAGTGAGAAGGCAAGGGCATTGCAGGACCGGCTGAAAGCGCGCATCCGGGACACGGAGAACCGTGTCAGCCTGCCCATGACAGTGGACCAGCTGCGGCTACTGAAAGCCATTACCAGCAGCACGCTGCATGTGATCCGCACCGAAAACAAGACGTTGAGCCTTGCAAAGGCTGAGGAAGTGAGCGCCATTGCGGACGCTGCTGCCTACGAGGTGAAAACCAGCAAGGGCAACCGCCCCGGCGGGCGGTTTGACGGGCTGCGGAACACGCTGACCAAGTACCAGCTGGACATGCTGGGCGGCGAGCGGGTGTTCCGCATGCTGGGCGGCTACGCAAAGAACGGCCAGATGGAGAAGCTGGCGAGGATGCTGAACGACGGCCAGCGCCGGCAGAGCGAGATCACCATCAAGGGAGAGAAACTCTTTGCGGACGTGACGGGCAAGACCCACCTGAAAGAGATGGACGCCTTTGCCGGGCCGGGGGCCGAGACGGTGGACATCGGCCTGACCGACACCAAGGGCAACAGCGTGCCGCTGAACCACGCCATGCTGTGCAGCCTGTACATGCATCTGCAGAACGCGGACAGCCGCCAGCACCTGCTGAACGGCGGCCTGACGGTGCCGAGCATGGAACAGTACACAAAAGGAAACATTGAGCGGGCCTACCAGGAGGGCCAGACCGTGCACCTGGGCGGCTTGCAGAATGCCGACGGCACCCCGATGGTGGACACGGTGCTGCAGACGGTGGAAAACGCCCTGACCGACTACGACCGGGCGTGGATCGCGGACATGCAGGAGCTGTTCAACCGGTACACCACAAACCTGATCAACGAGACCAGCATGCAGCTGCTGGGCTATAACCGGGCGGGGGTGAAAAACTACTACCCCATTGCGGTGGACAAGAGCGCCCTGGCGACCCAGATCGAGGGGCTGAACCTTGACGCCACCATTGAGGGCCGGGGCTTTTTGAAGAACCGTGTAAAGAAAGCGGTGCAGCCCATTTTGCTGGAAGAGTGCAGCAATGTGGTGCAGCGCAGCATCCGGGACACGGCGGCCTATGCGGGCCTGGCACTGCCCATCCGGGACGTGCAGAAGGTGCTGAACAGCAACGTGGAAACGAAAGACGGCGTGTATAACCTGAAGAACGGCATCATCAAGGAGCAGTGGGGCCGCAGTGCGGTGGAATACGTCAACGACCTGCTGACCGACCTGCAGACCACCCAGCGCAAGCGGGACAACGGCGTGAGCCGGATGGCGGCCCGGTTGCGGGGCAACTACGCCGGGGCAATCCTGACCCTGAACCCGGGTGTGGCCATTGCGCAGGCAGCGTCCTTACCCACGGCGGCGGCCGTGCTGGGCAGCGACACCATGGCGGCGGTGGTGCCCTTTGTGAAGAATCTCTCGGCCAAGCAGCGGACGGTGCTGGAGACGGAGATCTCGGAACACGGGGACGTGCTGCTGGAATGGCGCAAGCGCGGCAGCCAGCGGGGAGAGCTGGCCAGCATTGGCAAAGGCCTCACACCGGCAGAAAAGGCCATGGACAAGCTGCCGAAAGCCCTGACCGGGTGGATCAACGGCGTGGACGAGATCACGGTGGCGGCGCTGTGGGAGGGCAGCAAGGCCTATGTGAAGAACCACCCCGGGGAATTTGCCGAGGGAACCGCCCAGGAGGGCAGCGAGGACTACTGGCAGGCTGTGAACCGGATGTACCAGAAGGTGATCGAGCAGACCCAGCCCAACTATACCGTGATGCAGCGGGCAGGCATCCAGCGGAACCCGGACGAGTTTGTAAAGACCTTTACCATGTTTACCACCCAGCGGTTCCAGAACTACGGCATCCTGGCTGACGCCGTGATGGACTACAACGCCCAGAAAGCACGGTATGAGCAGGGCCAGACCGAGGGGACCCAGGCGGAGCTGCAGCGGGCCGGAAAACAGCTGCGGCGGGCGGCCGGAAGCCAGGTGGCGCAGACGGCGGTGTTTGCCCTGATGAAGATCGGCGCGGACTTTTTGCTGCACCGGTGGGACCGGGAGCAGGACGAAAACGGGGACGTGACCCTGAAGAGCCTGCTGAACCGGTTCACCGGGTTGTTTACCGAGAGCGCGGCCGGAAACTTTTTGTTTGGCAGCGAGGTGTACAGCCTGGTGGACAACGCCCTGAACGGCAAGGACTATGATGTGGTGAGCGCCACGAACATCAGCGCCGTGAACGATCTGGCTGGGGACGTGACAAAGTTTGTGAGCGAGCTGCGCAAGGACACGGCAGACATGGATGAAACGAAGCTGGCGACCCACCACGGCAAAGTGGAGAAGTACGCCCTGACCCTGATGGAGGACGGACTGGAAATTGCCGGCGTGCCCTTTGGCAACGGGCGGAAGATCATCGAAGCGTTCAAGGGCTATGTGAAGGATGCGGAGAACGTGGCCAGCGGCGGGAAATTTACCTTCAGCAGCCTGCCTGCCAGCGCAACCGGACAGTACGACCGGCTGTATGATGCCTATGCCAGCGGCGACGCGGACGAGGCGCAGGCGGCCATCGAGAAGCTGACGGCGATGGGAAAGAAGGACAAAATCTACAGCGAACTGAAAAAACGGCTGAAGAAGTATGACCCGGATGTGCTGGAAGCGGCAAAGGCACAGAACAGCGGCGACACAGAGCGGCGGGAGCAGCTGACGCGGCAGATCGTGCAGAACGTGTACGAGATCATGGGCATCGACCAGAAGGCAAAGGTGGACGCGGCAAAGCGCGAGGCGGTAATCGACATGGTGACCGGAGACGGGAGCACGAAGGGCGCGATCAATGGACTGGCAGACGACCTTTTGAAGGGCGACAACGACAGCGTGACCGATGACCTGGTGGCGGCCGTGGACAGCGGCCGGGCACAGGATGTGCAGGAAGAGCTTGACCGGCTGCTGCGGGCCGGAAAAAGCGTGACGAACCTGAAGAGCAAGATCACGGAAGTGTGCAAGCCGGAATATCTGGCCGGCAGTGAGTACGACCGGCAGAAGCTGGAGGAGATGCTGCTGGCCCTGACCGATGGGGACGGGAACGCCCTGTACGAGCAGAAAACCTTTGCTGCCTGGCTGAAGAACGCCGAAAAGGCGCAGACCACCACGGTAAATGACCCCTACGCAGACCTGAGATAAGCAAGAGCACCCCGGCGGCCGGAAATGGCTGCCGGGGTGCTCTTGCTTTGGCAGAAAGTCCGCAGGTTTTTTGTGCAGCGGAGTGCGGTAGACTGGAAGGGCGAAAGGAGGAGACGCGAATGCGTGTGAAGATCTTGAAGCGCAGTTTTGCCGGGGCGGAGTTTGCCCCGGACGTGCGGGTGCTGAAGGTGGGCGGCCAGAGCAGCGCCGGGGTGGAAAAGCTGGAATTTGAGCTGCCGGCAGAATGGCAGGGCCTGAGCGTGACGCTGCATGTGCAGTGGCTGGACGGCACCCTGCCCGCACCGGTGCTGCTGGACGACGAAGACAGCGTGGCGGTGGACAAGACCCTGACGGCCAGCCCCGGCGGCCAGTGGATGCTGCTGGCCCTGGGTGCGGACGGTTACCGGGCCCTGACAAAGCCCACCAAGTACGAGTGCTACAGCACTCTGAACACCGACGGAGACGTGGAAATCAGCCCCACCCAGTACGAGACCTTTGTGGCCCGGGTGCTGGAATACTCCAACACGGCACAGCAGGCCGCAGCCAGCGCAAAGACCAACGCCGAGACGGCGGCCACCGCAGCAACCCGGGCGGTGAATGCCAAGGGCCAGGCCGAGACGGCGGCCCGGACGGCAACGGCAGGGGCTGAAAACTCTGAAAATTCGGCAGCGAGGGCAGAGGCTGCGGCGGCCCGGGCAGAGGCAGCGGCCCCGGAGACCGGGAAGGTGGTGAGCGTCAACGGCAAGGGCGGCGTGGTGATCCTGACGGCCCAGGACCTGGGGGCAGTGCCCCAGGGCAGTGACCAGGTGGTGAAAAGTCTGACCCTGGCAGGAAAGATCCTGACGGTGGAACTGGGAGACGGCAGCAAACGGACCTTTACCACCCAGGACACCACCAGCCTGAAGGCCATGACCGGGGTGCTGCAGCCAGAGCACGGCGGCACCGGGAAGGCCGGAAAGCTGGAGGCTGCCGACGTGGGGGCAGTGAAGGCAGGCAGCGACGAGTACCTGAAGGGAGCCCAGGTGCAGGGGAACACAATGACCGTGACCAAGGGCGACGGCAGCACCGAGACAGTGATGCTGGCTCAGGAGTACGTGCTGCCTGCCGCCACCTCCACCACACTCGGCGGCGTGAAGATCGGTGACTACCTTGACATCGCCCCGGACGGCACCCTGAGCGGCAAAACGCTGTATGACACCATCGCGGCCAGTGTGGCGGTCAAGTCGGAGCCCCGGCTGGTGTGGAACTACGGAAAGTTTGACATTGACCGAAATCAAGTGCACACCTATCAGGCTCCATCTGACGTTGACTATTTTGTCTATAAGTATGCCAGCGTCGATGAGAACGTGACGATTCCTCGCGGAAACACGGTAAAAACATCGGTCGGACAGGAGTTCACGATTACTTTCCAGACAGACGGAACCATCACGTTCACCAATGCAAAAAGCAGCTACAATAACAGAAATTATGTGTACAACGTCACATTTACCGGCTACCACTACCCCACCCTCGCGGACCTGCTGACCGAGACGCAGGCCGCGCAGGCGGACTATGACGCGCTGGACGCGGAGGACAGCGCGATTGATGCACCGGACGATGTGACGCAGGAAGAGTAATGCCAAGAAAGAAAGGACGTGAGAGCATGGCAATCAAACAGTATAGCCTGAAAGCGGACAGAAAAAAGAAACTGTCCCCGAATTTTACGGTCTACGAGTTCCGCTGCCGCGACGGCAGCGACGTCGTGATGATCGACGAAAGCCTTGTGGTGCTTTTGCAGTGCATCCGGGAGCACTTTGGCAAGCCCATCACGATCACCAGCGGCTACCGCACCGGAACCCACAACACCGCCGTCGGCGGCTCCAGATCCAGCCAGCACCTGCTGGGCAAGGCAGCGGACATCCAGGTGGCGGGCGTGTCCGTCGAGGACGTGGCCGCCTACGCCGAGAGCCTGATGCCCGCCTGGGGTGGCGTTGGCCGCTACCCCGTCAAGGCGGGCCGCGCCAAGGGCTGGGTGCATGTGGACACCCGGCCCAACAAAAGCAGATGGACGCAGTGAGAAGGTGGCGCATGAAAGATTATTTTTGCATGGCGATCGGCGCGATCGGCGGCGTGATCGCCGGTCTTTTTGGCGGCTGGGATGCCGCCATGCAAACGCTGGTGATCTTTATGGCCGTCGACTACATCACCGGTCTAATTGTGGCCGGTGTGTTTCACGCATCGCCCAAAACCAAGACCGGGACACTGGAAAGCCGGGCAGGCTGGAAGGGCCTGATCCGCAAGGGCGAAACGCTCCTGATCGTGCTGGTGGCCTGCAGGCTGGATGCCGTGATGGGTTCCACCTTTGTGCGGGATGCCGTTGTGATCGGCTTTATCTGTAACGAGACCATTTCCATCATTGAAAACGCGGGCTTGATGGGACTGCCGATCCCGGCAGCGCTCACCAAGGCTGTGGACATTTTAAAGCAGCGCTCGGAAACCGAGCAGAAAGGATAAGCTCTTATGAATGAATTTCTGAAAGTCGCTCTTACTGCCTGCATCCCCGCAATGACAGTTATCTTTGGCTGGGGCCTGAACAAGGGTGTCAGCATTGCAAACGGCTACATCAACAACAAGTTTGCGCAGACCTGTCTCCAGAATGCCGTCAACGCGGTGTTCAATGCTGTCCAGTATGTCAACCAGACCTACGTTGATGCCCTGAAGGAACAGGACAAGTTCGACGAGGACGCGCAGCGCATTGCCTACAACCGCGCACTGACCGCAGCGAAGAAAGCCCTGACGCAGGAGACCATCACGTTCATCAAGGAGACCTTTGGCGACCTCGACAGCTACCTGAAGCCGATGATCGAAGCGCAGGTGCGCAGCCAGAAGACCTATATGTGATGTTTCTGTAGTGCCAACAAAATCATAGTATCGCAACAGCCCCGGGGAGCCTGACGGTTCCACGGGGCTGTTTTTGCATTTATTGGTCGATCAGAATACGGAGTTCCTGCACCACGTCCTGCAGCGCACGGTAAACCCGCTCCACTTCCGAGATATCCATAACACCTGCGGCCTGTATGCGCTTGATGTCCTGCTGCGCCTTGGCAAGTGCTGCACAGATTTGTGTGCGTTTTTCCTCGGAAATATTCATAATAATCACCATTTTATTTTAAAGTGGGTTGCCAAACGGGTTATTAAAGCAAAAAGCACGTTGATTTTTATCGAATCAACGTGCTTTTCTTTATGCCGCCGACGGGGGTCGAACCCGTACTCTGTCTCCAGAAAGGGATTTTAAGTCCCTCGTGTCTGCCAAT